TACCTGTAGTATCTGGGAGTATATGTTTGGATGGGCCTTTAGTATTAAATACTGTACGTAATGGAAGTTCCCCTCCATTATCGGTGGCGTATTTAATTTTAGTACTACCAATACCTAATACTGAACCTGGTCCTCCTTTATAGGATAGTAGAGTAGTGTAATTAGGATTTAATTGTAGATTTTCTACTTGTGTTGTTTTATTAGTTGATAGAGCTACCAATCTATTAGATGATTGGAATTGATCTCTTATGGAGGAAGTATATTTTTTTAGAGATAATTTGGTTAACCCTGTTGGGTCAAGTCCTTGCTTGTTTAAATGTATACCTAAAATACCAACACCAGCTTGTGCTAATGTTGATAATGGTGTGTATATTCCTTCGTTGAAGAACCCGCTAGTTTCAGTACCAACTGCAACGCGGGATAGTAGGTTTTGTTTTAACGCGAATTGAACACCACTTGGTGTAGCCATATATTTCGTTAAACGTTCAACGTCACGCGCTGATCGCTGCACTGATATTAAAGCCCCACGCACAACTCCATCAGCATATGCCGCGAGTGGAGTAGCTGGTTTAGTTACTACTTTATCGTCGCTAGGTATTGGTGTTTGGATGAATGGTTGGGAGGTAAATTTGTCATCATCACCAAATTTTAGTGATTTGAGTTTAGTACCTTGTTCAATATATGACGTTAATATACCCATATGATATTAATCTGGTAAGTTTTCTAAATATGTTTTACCAGGTTTAGTAGTATATTTTGGTTTATAAGATGGGTCTGCTGTAACTGGGTCTTCTAGATCAAATGCTGTTGGAGTCGGTAGTTGGTTGGCTACACCGTCATTATATTTGATGAAATCGGCATTTACTGTTGCTTTATTTGAACCATCTACTGAATAACTAGGTGTTCCTGTTTTTGCATCGTAATGCAATGAGTCTGGAGTTAGTGGGTATGTGGTGTTGGTTGAGTTTACAAACTCAAGAGGGTTTGGAAGGATTGGGCCACCATTTTTTTCTGCAGCGAATGGAGAACCTTGTGTTTGAAGCATGTTTTTAATTCCCATGATATTTTAGTTTTGTTTATAAATATTGTTAATTATTGAATTGAATAACTTGTTTTACGATTACTTGTATTTGTTGCGGATGCTAATACATCGTTATTTTCAGTTTTAACTACACTATGTACGACAACAGGTCTGTTGTTTAATTCGTTACGCATTGCTCTTATTTCAGCGATTAATGCTGAATTATCTTGGGTTGGAGTGGTTTGTTGTTGGTTTCCTTTGAATAAGCCCGTGCCTGCTATTACTGTGTCTTGGTTATTTAATTGGATAGCATCTTTACCCATGAGTAGAGTACGGTTACCATACCCGCTACCTTCACCAGGAGATACAACATCGTCTCCTTTTTGTGAATTAAGATATGCTATACCACCCCCAATAGCTGCACCTGCTAATATTGGCCCTACTACAGGTAATCCACCAAGTGATGACCATGCTCCTTTAATTATTTCTACAGCAGCTTCACCTATACTTAAGGCTTTGGATATTTTTTGAGCTTTTATAAAATCGTATATACCTTTAATTAATTTCCCAGCGTATAAACCAGCAATACCTCCTAATATAGCATATAAAATTTTAGTATCATTTAATAACGACGACATATACCCCACCATATCTGCAATAGGGGAAACTATTTGTAATATAGGTTCAGCTAATGACACGAATATGTCTTTAAGTTTTTCTACGGATTGATTAAATCGGTCTTGTGCTGATTGCTGTTCATATTGATCTGCTAATTTTTTACTACCCAAACGGTTTTGAATTTCCATTTCAGACATGCCCCGTTCTCGAAGTTTGTTATATGCATCTTGGGCTGATTTGGCATCTTTAACACCCAATTTAGATAACGATTCTCTGTCAATCAATGACTGTGCCAATTTATCACGAGTCATTCCCGCGGCTTTAGCAATAGACTCCTGTTGGATAACATTCATTCGGGCAAAATCAGCAGATGTTCCTACTTGTTTTGCAATTTCCGCTGCAGCTTCTGCTGTTTGACCATTTAATGCGAGTAAACGTGCTTGTTCCAAGTTTAAGTTACGGCCAGTTAATAACTCAGCGGATAACTCAGCCTCAATTGATGACTCGAAATTAAGTAACGATTCAGCTATTTTTTCGGTTTGTTGTAAACTTAAACCAAATTCACGTGCTTTAGCAGCGGCATTAGTTAATTGAGTTACACTACCACCTAACGATAACTTAAGGGCTGAAGATGCAGAGTTTACATCTTTAAGTATTTGCTTCTCGTTTAACGCGAGTTTGTTTTTGCCGTTATATGCAGCCGTGGCACCAAGTATTTCTTTAGTATTTTCTTTAAGCGTTTTATTATTAACTAACGATAATTTTTGGATACCCATTAATTCTTCGTTAGTATATCCCGCTTGTTCACGTAGTTTAGTGAAGGTAATTAAATCAGCCTCGTTTAATTTCGCGTTCGAACCCATTTCCTTACCAACAGCCATTAACGTTTCTTGTAGGCGTGAAGAATTTAATGCGACGTCTCCAGATGAGGCAGCAATGGATTGCATTTCACTACGTACATTTAGTGCTTCACTATATGTTACGTTCATGGATTTGGCATATTCGCCTGCTCCCTTGTCTACGTCTTTTAACGCTACTGCCATAGCAGTAAAAGCTCCTTGAATTAAATTTGCTTCGGTAAAAGCTCCTGATATGCTTTTTTTCAGTTGCCCTCCAAACGTTTTAAGAGCACTGAAATCTTGGCCTGTGACTTTGGCAGCTTGTCCAAGTCTGTAGGTTTCGTCTAGAGCCTTTTTAATACCCATTTCGGGTAAGCCTAAACGACTCAACATTTTGTCAATACCCCCTAACATTTTAGGGTAAAAACCTAATTGTTTGGATATATTTTGATGAGTTTGAAGGACTTCATCTAGAGTATCTTCAGTAGATTTTAATATACTATCTTGATCATTTAATAATCCATTAATAGTAATAAGTAATGCTCTAGCTTCGTCTTGTTGCTTTTGAGTTAAATTACCTGAACCAATTTGTTTAGATAGGGAATCTTCTAGTTGAGATAGGGATTCTTTTTCTACGTTGAATTTTGTTTTAAGTGATTCAAGTTGTTTTTCAGATAATGAGTTTATTCCTTTATAATGATTGGTTATATCAGAGGCTATACTGGATAGTGAAGATAAAGATTTTTTAGAGGCGTTGATTGAGTGGGAATGGGCTTTAACTTCGTCAATGATTGCTTTCCATGAACCAATCATTTCATTTACACCACCGTCTAAATCATATACTTCTTCTTTTAATTCAGTGACTAAATCAAGAAGAAAACGCATATCTTCATTTGCTGGTTTTAATGAACCAAATGGGTTTTGCTGTCCTAACTTTTTATAGAGAGAATTAATTTCGTCTATGAGTTTCTTCTTTTTTTCTAAATCGTCAGCCATCTATAGGAATATTTTCGTTATAAATATGGGATAAATATAACTTTATTGGTAACTTGTACGCTTAGCCATATGCTGTTTTAGATGTTCTGGGGTTTTGATAGTACCATCACTATCAATTACAGTGGTTTTGTTACCTTGTGCTTGGGCATTTGCGCGATCGTTTTCGTCGCTATAAAATTTGTTAATTTGGTTGAAGGTAAATCGGCGAAGCCAGATTGGCATGTTATATATAGTTTGCCAATCATAGCCGCCTTTACCATGAAATACTATCTCGTGGATTTGAGTGTATATTGCTAGTTTTGTTTCAGCTGCTGATTCTGGGGTGAGACCAAAAAATGCTAGCTGATTTCTGGTTTTGTTACTAACGTCCATTTCATATTAAATATCTGGCCAGAAGAAACTAATACCAATTGGGATATTGACTTTATCATCGTCATTATTTACATGGAATGTTAGGTCAACATCTGGTTGGATTTCTCTAATGTATTCGCGTAATGCGCGTGAATCTTTTGCAATAAAATAATTGTCAACGAACTCACGGATATCTTTTTTGTCGCGTTTTCCTTCAACGGAAGTAATAATATATTTCCAACGTGTAGATAATTCTGGGGAGGAGTCTTTGTTGATTTTTTTCAATCCATCTAATTCACGTTGGATGTCTTGTTCGTCTTTGTGGGTTAATAGTTTAAATGTGATTGAGTTTGAAGTGTATGGTAAAGTATATTCAAATTCATTTTTTTCAGCATTTTGAACAACGTCATGTAATGGTTTATTATCTAAAGCAGATAAATCTACTGATTGTTCTTCTCCATTATAGGTGAATTTGTATTCACTTCCATAACCTAATACTCGTGCTGCAACCATAATTGCATTTTTATCACCTATCAATAAGTCATCGTAGTTGATTGATGTGGAAATTAATGACTTGATTAGCTTATCTAGTACAGTACCATTTTTAATGTATGTTTGGTTAGTTAAGATATCTTCATGCGCTGCTGTCATATATTTAACTTCAACAACACCTTTAGCTAATTCAGAATCTTTAGGATATAGTAATCCCCTAGACGGTAACTCTACTGTTTCAGTAGGAACTTTAAATTCACTCATATACTTTATTTTGTTTATAACTTTGTTTTATCGGATATACATATATTAAATGGATGTAATAGTCTCAGGATTCATATTAAATCCAACTACTCCTTCCACTTTACGTATCTGTGCCGCTATTTCGTCCATCTTGTCGCGGTTGAAACCACCGGATTTGATGAATGGATATCCATCTACTTTTACGGTTAGTATGGCTTTAAATTTACGTTTGTCTTGTTCATTGTATGGAATTAATTCCTTTTCAGATACGATAGTAACACCTGTAATTGCACGAATATCTGATAGTATTTCTTTTTGTGGGCGAATTTCTAAATTGGTAATTAACCCACCTACCATTTTGTATTTGTCTTGATATTCCTCGCTTAATATACGTTTAATTTCTTCGCGAATGATCTGTTTGATTGGGTGATTTTTCATATTATGATATATAGTATAAATATATGGTAAGTATATTGAACATACAAGGGAAAATAAAAAACCCCACATTTTTGATGTGGGGTTGAATAATATATGTAAGCATATATTTAGAAGTTTAATACACAGTAATCTGGACGGATTGTCATTTTGATATTTACTGCTGTTCCATCTTGGTCGTAGTCATAATCACCAAAATTAACATTTGTTGGAAATGCACCTTTCACAACCCATTCGCTAACGATGTCACCTACTGGTCCAAGTACGTTGAATGTTAAATCTTTCTTGTAGAAATCAGAATAACCATCTCTACCTGTTACTGACTCATGTCCTAAACGAATCCATTCCATTACCGCTTGTGCGCCTGATGGGGTGATTGATTCAAATAATGTTAAATCAATTGTACTCCATTTAGTTTTACCTTTAACGAAACGTTGAACGTTAATATGGTTTAATTCTACCGCGGTTTGGTCTAATGTTATTGCGGATACTCCTTTTACTAAGTAAGCAGGTATACCATCAATATACATTACAAATCGATTGGATTGTTTTGGCTCGAATGCTGTGTAGAATATCTCACTTGAGTTTAATATTGGCATGTTGTTTTTAAATTAAATTATTAATGTTTATTGATACATATAACATGCTTGGAACTTTAAACCATTTTTCATATATTTATCAACGTAACAACGTTTAAACCAAAACCAAATGGCTAGACCTAAAGGAATACGTGTAGATAACACGTGCAAAATGTGCAATATAAATTTTCAAACCACACCATCCACCGCAAGAGAATTCTGTTCCGGACCATGCGCCCAAAAATATAAAGGGATTGATCGATCGTGGTTGGATAATCGAAAAC